AAATTGTGAAGCATATTTTCTTTCATAACAAAACCCCCATTTCATACTTATTTTTATTATATCAAATAGGGGTCATTATAACAATAATCATATGAGGAACTGATCAATATCTTTTTGCGTCGCTCTTTTACTACCTTGCTTTCCATTGATTACATTCATCTCAAGTTCAACTATCTCGAAGTAAGTATTCAGATCGAATGTGTTAGTATCCTCAATAGATATCCCAAGGTGGGCCAGATTGAATATGATGTTTGCTGTTATGTTTTGAGAGTCAGTGTTATTTGGGACTCCCCTTGCTTGCTGGTCCTTTTTGAAAGGTACCAAGCATTTCACCTATCGTATTCGTCAGATTTCGTAGTTCATCCTGGTTGCTTAAAATAGAAAAATCTAACGACATTAAAAAGTCGTTGTATGATTGCTTGCTGAAAGGTCTATGCAAAACATAGATAATCCTGAAGATTGTATCAATTACAGTTGATAGATCTTCTTCATTTTTTAAGCCTGCTTTATCTAGTTTTTTGATGTCACTAAATAACTCAGTAGAAAACACATTGCGGTAATCAATGATTGTAAATAGAGATGAATGAAGGCGATAATCTATATCGCCTAGTTTAAGTGTTTTTTCCATTAGTCATCTCCTAAATAAACGTTGGTAATTCTGGTGCACTTGTTAAAAATGCAGTATAGTTGGTATCTCCAACTCCAGCAATAATTCTTAAAATAAGATTATTTCCAGATTCAATTGGTCTTGCTGTGATGTTTAGTGTGATTGAGTTTGCTTCTATTGAATCTGCTTTTGATTTACTTGCATCACCTGATGGAGTAGCTGTACATAAGAAGTACCAAATGCGTCTTGCTTTGATGTCTCCTTGAATCTCATAACCTAGTGCAAATGTCTTTGTTTCGCTATTTACTATCTCTACCAGATTTCCATTTGTATCTTCTAAGAAACCAAATATATCCTTCTTGAATACTTCATCAATCTCTGTAAATTTCAATGTTACATTCGTTCCTGAATTTGATACAAGCGTTGCGATTACTTTATCATCAGCATATACTTGTGTGCTTCCACCGATTGCTTCTGTTGTAATTTCTTGTGCGCCTTCTATTCTTTTTGGTAATCCGAATGTCCAACTACCATCTTCTGCTTGTGTGACCAATGCATAATGTACATTTTTTAAGCCAAAAGTAACTTTATTACTCATAATTAAATAACCTCCAATTTGATTTCATAAACTCTGTTAATAGATCCATCTTCATTTGTGTATTCAGATAGCATTTGAAACTCATAATCACTTAAATATAAATACAACTCGAGTCTTTCTTCTAACTCGAGATTCTTTTTTTGTGTAATCAAGTTCACTTGAATTGTTGCAATTCTCATTTGAACTTTATCATCCGCATATACAGTTCCACGGTTGCTAATTTCTTGAAAAACAATGTAATCATTTACTTCATTGATATTTTCTCTTTTCCCATAGGATACTTGTCCAGGCAAAGCTGACTCTAATACTTGATATAGATTTTCTAATATTATTTGCATTATAAGCCACCTTTCTCAATCAATTGTCTGATATCCTCAAGCATCTTTGGAGTAAGCAAATCAAAGGCAGGTCTCAAGAATGGCCTTGGCCCTACATACTTACCACTTTTGTGAGTAAACCCAAACTCAAGCAAATGTGTGAGCTTTCCTTTTGTGTTTGAGTATATCGATATTGTCTTGTTTATTCCTTTACCTTGAGGTGTCGCAACAAACGAATCAGCAAAAGGTTTAGAACCACCACTTCTTGGTGCGAGATTAGAAATATACTTCACAATGTCTTCTGCTGTTTCATCAAGCCTTTTTTCTAATTTGGGAATAAGATCCTCAACATAGTCTTCAACCATGTTTTCAATAGCAACTCCTAATTCATCAAGCGTAGTCAATGATGTCACTCTTTCTGATCTTTGATCTGCTTAAGTATAGCTCTGTAAATTGTCCTGCAGTATATGTTCGCTCTATCTTATAGATCACATCACCAATTTCAACATACTTGCTGTTGTTATAAAGAAAACTCTGAACCTTAACTGCAATATCAATGTGAACATCTGATCTTTTACTTTCATAATATTCTCTAGAAGTAATACTGAAATTAATACCAATGACTTCTTTTGAATGAAGAAACAAGTAGTTTGAGCCACCTATAGAATTTTGAACCAAATCAATGGTTAGTAACTGCATTCTTATATTGGGGGAATTAGGATACATTTTCGACAGTTCCTTTCGTTAGTGCGATTTGTCCGACTAACATGTCGAATGTTTTCGGTAGTTCTTTTGCACTGCCATCATTCTTGAAACCAAAAAATGTTTTCACATAAATAATAATGATTGTACTAACCATTGGATTCGATTCGTCATTTATATAAGAAGGATCAATCCCACAACTTTCTAAATATAGTTTGCAACTGTCTATGTGAGTCATCAGCTCATCATCAGCAAATGTTTCTGATAGGGGGATTAGAAGTGCTTTTTTTACAATATCTAAAATTGCCATAGAATCGATCCTTTCTTATCTTTAATTAGTGGTTATTAAGCGGCTGCTTTCTTTTTAATTCTTAAGAAACCGTTATAACCTACAACATTACCACCTGTAAATACAGATGCTTTATAACTGATAATTCCGTCTTTAAATTTATAATCTGTTGATTTACCAATTTCAACAGATGAGAATACTGGAACTTCATAGTTTTTAAGAGCTCCATAGGCGATACCATATTCTCCAGCTACAGTATTTGAATCTGCGATTGCTTTACAATGTGAATTGATGATGTAAGGAATACCATCGATCGTTTTATTCACATAATCAATCGTATGAACTTTTCGACCTTCTTGAGTTTTAAGTCCGGCAAATGCACGTAGGTCATTCTTATTCAAGATAAGAACTGCTCCGCCTTCGACTTCTTCATCACCACCGTAAGCAAAGACAATATCATCTAAACTTGTATCTGTGATAGCAGCAATTTCTAATGGTGCTTTATCGGCAAGTGCTACTGCTGCATCACTGAAGATTCCAGTGAATGTGTTTGAAGTTCCTGCACCACGTAAGATTTGTTCACTGATTTTCTTTTTAAGTGAGATATTGATGTTACGAAGTACTTCTGCTTGATAAGGAATACTTGGAAGTTTTTCTAATTCTTCGGTGATTTCTGTGTAAGCAGTAATCTTGACTTTAGTAATTGTCAAATATCCAAATGCAGGTTCCGTTTCACTGTAAGGTTGTCCTTCAATTGTAGTACCGGCAATACCATTTGCTTTCACAAATGATTTCTTGTAAGTCTCTCCACCATTAAGGTTAATAACATTTACACGATCAACAAGACTTGATACTTGAGCAAATGGAACAGGTGCTAATCCGGAAGCTGTGTGTTCTGGAAGTAGAATTTCTTCACTCGAAACTTGGATCACACGTTTTTCTCTTAATTGTTGACCTCGTAACTCTAATTTTTCTTTGTCAATTTGAGTGCGGTTATCAATGATGATAGGTTTGATTTCAGCTTTGGTAGCAATTGACATTTTCTTGTCAATCATACTTCTTTCTTCCTGAAGCGTTGTTGTTTCAGTTTCTAGCACTTCAAGTTTGACTAGATCTGCTTCATTATCAACAAGACCTCTAATTTCAGTTAATCGACTTTCGATTTCTTTTCTTCTTAGTTCTAAATTCATGCTTTTTTCTCCTTAGATTTGTGATTTGATTTTGATTCTTTTTTTGATAATTGTTGATTGTTGTTCGTGCTCTGCTAAATCCATAGTCTTTAGTTCTAACTCCATAGACTCTAAAGAACGAGCATATATACTGGTTGAATCATATGCCGGAGTATCCACTACCGACACATCATACAAACGTTCAATTTTGGTGATTGTTCTTTTTGGAATTGCACCTTCACGATTCCAAACTTGTTCATCAACTGTAAATGCAAAACTCATTTTATCAAGCAGGCCACTTCTAACCATTTTATAAATGTCCTGGTTAGTTAAAGTATCTAGTAACTCAGCTCGAACTTTTAATCCAATACTATCAACGGTTAATTGAAGTGATTGATTCTTAGTTCTAGCTATAATTAAAAAGGAGTCCATATGATTGTATTTCATAGGAACATCCTTCATTTTTGTTTCTGATAAAGCTCTCGAGTCAATTTCTTCTATGAAACCATAACTTTCATCTCCGATAAGTGTTTCATTATTAAAGACAATCGCATATCCTTCAAGGATCATCTTTCCTTCTGATTCTTCTAGCTTTACATCAGCTAATCTAGTCTCTCTTAGCATCTGCTCTTACCTCCACTGGTTTTGGCTTAGGTTTTTCTTGTTTTATTTCTTTGGTATATTCATACTCAAGTTCAGAATCCTTATATGAGAGTGCTTCAAGTTTTTCTTGTTTACAAAACTCATCAATGATCTTCGCTTTTTCTTTTTGTGATTTCAAAATGACTTTGATTGCATCTTCTGAAATCTTTCCATTAACTGTTATCTTCATTTGTTTTTTCCTCCTGGTTTCCCACTTGATATAAGTTCGCTTTATCTGCATCTACAAAGTTAAGTGATTGTAGTCGCTTGTTTCCACCTTCAATAGGTTCTAATCCTAAAAGTGCTCTTGATTCATTGAGTGACATGATTCCTAAACTCATCAATTTTTCAATAGCAGTTACCTTGGTATTCCAAGATGCATATTGAAGTCTTTCACTAAAGAAGATGATTTCTTCTCCACGTTCTATTTGATTATCTGTAAGTAATCCTAAAGAAAAAGCCTCGCTTAATTGAATAGCAAGAGGCTCAA